GCCTGTCGTCGTGTTGTTGCTGGCCGCGTGCGCCGAGTCGCCAACTCGCCAGGTGGATGCTGTGGAGATCCCGACCGGAACGCCGTGCCTTACGCGCGACAAGGTTCCGCAGAAGCCGCAGCTGGTCACGGATGCGGAGCTCAAGGCGATGCGGGCTGACACGTTCGTCGCAGCGCTGTATCACGATCGCCTAAAGCGCATCGACTACGAAGCCAAGCTCGAGGCGACGCTCGAGGGTTGCGTGGGAGCGAAGCCGATCCCGGCCCCGCTCACGCCAGCGCTGCAGCCCGAGCCGGCCAAGCCGCGTTGGCAGTTCTGGCGGTGAAGATCCTAGGCGTGCTCGTCGTCGTGGGCCTGATCATCTTCATCCTGATCATGGAGGTGCGGGCCACGAGGGCTGATCGCGCGCGTGACAGGCGCGATGGCTACAGGCGAACCGAGTGAAGCTGCAGACGCTAAAGCCGCGCGTGCCCATGCAGGCGGGTCGGTTCGCGCGGCCGGTCGACCCGAGCTCGTGGCGATCTGGGAAGGGCAGCACAGCACGCGGTTATGGATACGCGTGGCAGAAGAGACGCGAGGCACAGCTCAGCGCCGAGCCGATGTGTGCCTACTGCGCGCGCCAAGGATTCGTGACGCCGGCGACGGTCGCGGATCACATCACGCCGCATCGCGGCGACGCGAAGCTGTTCGCCGGGCCGCTGCAATCGCTTTGCGCGGCGTGCCACTCATCGGCGAAGGCGAAGGAAGAAGCGGCCCAGGCGATGAAGAAATGACGAAACGCGGCCGACCGGCTGGAGTGCCCAACCGCACGCCGCCTCGCTTTGCTGTTGAGCGATGCGCCTGCGGCAATCAGCTGAAGGTGTTCGCGTCATCTGGACGAGTCGCGAAGAGCTGCGCCGAATGCAGTGGACACAGCCCAAAGCGCGGACCTCGGCGCGTCTGCTGGCTCCGCAAGTGCTGGGGCTGCGGCGCCGAGATCAGCCCGCGCTCAGCGTTCTGCGCTCCCTGCCACAAGCAGCGCACGGCGAAGGTCCCTGTCACCTGCAAGGGCTGCGGGACACAGTTCGTCCAGGCGCGCAAGGGCGTCAAGTACTGCACGCACGCGTGCGCATCTGCGCATGATCATCAATGGCGTGGCGTCGCGGCTCAATCGTTCTTTCGGCGCACTGGCGCATCGGGCTACATCCGCAGGCGGATGCGGTCAGGCGCCAGGTTCGAGCCAGTGAACATGCTCCAGGTGTTCGAGCGTGACGGATGGAAGTGCAAGGCCTGCGGCTGCGATACACCGAAGCACCTGCGCGGCACGTTCGATGACAACGCGCCCGAACTTGATCACGTCGTGCCATTGCGAGACGGCGGCGAGCACAGCTATGCGAACACGCAATGCCTATGCCGCGTGTGCAACACATTGAAGGGACACATGGCGTTCGATCAGTTTATGAATCAGTACTTTGGGGGGGCGGGTCCAAACCTCACAGCGTTCTCTCGGCTAGACCGCCGTCGCCCTCACGCGGAGGTTTTTTTCGTGTCCCAGGGAAAAACTCAGCCAGAACGCTGATTTATGCCGGAAAAATCCGAGAAGCGCGGCCGCGGCAGGCCTGCCCACAAGCCGAATCCGCGCACCAGGCGGGACGTTTCGATCGCGGCCGGCGGCGGGATGCCGCACGAGGAGATCGCCATCGCGATGGGGATCTCGACCGACACGCTGCGGAAGTACTACGAGGACGAGCTATCGGTCGGCGCCAACATCCGGCGCATGGAAGCGCTCAAGGGGCTGCACAAGGCAGCGAAGCGCGGGAGCTCGAGCGCGGCGAAGGCGTACCTGGCGGTGAGTCCGCAGCTGGCGGTACCGCCGCCGCAACCGCCGGCGCCGTCAGAGCCTACACCTGCGCCGGCTGAGCCTGCGAAGCTCGGGAAGAAGGACCAGGCCGACGCGGACGCGAAGACCGCGCATCACTCTGATCCGGAGTGGCGCGAGCTGCTCGACGGGAAGCCGCCGACGACGCTGCAGTGAGCTGGAATCTTGCCTGTCCGGACTGGGCGGAGCGCCTGAAGTCCGGGCGGTCGCTCGTGCCGGATCTGCCGCTCAACGCGAAGGAAGGGAACCGGGCGGTCGCGGTCTTCAACAAGCTGCGCCTGGCGGACGTGCCAGGCACGCCGACGATGGGCGAGGCGGGCGGCGACTGGTTCCGCGACATCGTGCGGGCGCTCTTCGGCGCGCTGGATCCGCTGACGCGCGCGCGGATGATCCGCGAGCTCTTCCTGCTGGTGCCGAAGAAGAACAACAAGACGACCGGCGGAGCGCTTCTGATGCTGACGGCGCTGCTCCTGAACATGCGGCCGCGGGCGAGTTTCATCATGACCGCGCCGGTCCAGGACACCGCGGAGAAGGCGTTCGAAGCGGCCTCCGGTGCGATCCAGCTCGACGGAGTGCTGAGCAAGAAGCTGCACATCCGGGACCATCTGAAGACGATCGTGCATCGCGAGACGAAGGCGACGCTCGAGATCATGACCTTCGACCCGTCGGTGCTGACCGGGCAGAAGGTGAGCGGCGGCGCGCTGATCGACGAGCTGCACGTCCTAGCGAAGTCGGCCAAGGCGCCGAGCGCGGTCCGGCAGTTGCGCGGCGGGATGATGCCGTACCCCGAGGCGTTCCTCGCGTTCATCACGACGCAAAGCGAGGAGCAGCCGGCGGGCGTCTTCCGCGCCGAGCTCATGAAGGCCCGGGCGATCCGGGACGGCCGCATGCAGGGCGCGATGCTGCCCGTGCTCTACGAGTTTCCGCCGGCGATGCAGAAGGACCGCAACGCCTGGCGCGATCCGGCGAACTGGTGGATGGTGACGCCGAACTCGGGCCGCTCGATCGAGATAAGTCGCCTGATCGAGGAAATGGCGGCCGCGGCGCACACGGGCGAGGAAGAACTCCGCGCCTGGGCTTCGCAGCACCTCAACGTCGAAGTCGGGCTTGCCCTGCATTCCGATCGCTGGGCCGGCGCCGATTACTGGGAGATCCAGGCGGAGCCGCGCTTCACGCTCGAGCAGCTCCTCGAGCGCTGCGAAGTGGTCGACCTCGGGATCGACGGTGGAGGCCTGGATGACCTCCTCGGTTTCGCCGTGGTCGGCCGCGAAAGAAGCAGCGGCAACTGGATCGCATGGGCGCGCGCATGGGCGCATCCGTCGGTGCTCGAGCGCCGGAAGTCTGAAGCCGAGCGCTTCCGCGACTTCGAGCGGGACGGCGACCTCGTGCTCGTCGAGCGGATTGGCGATGACGTCGACCAGGTCGCGACGCTCGTCGCGCAGGTCGAGGCCTCCGGGAAGTTGGACAAGGTCGGCGTCGACCCGGCCAGCATCGGCGGGATCCTGGACGCGATCGTCGCCGCCGACGTGCCGAAGGAAAAGGTCGTCGGGATCTCCCAGGGCTGGAAGATGACGGGCGCGATCAAGACCGCGGAGCGCAAGCTCGCGGAAGGCGGGCTGATCCACGGTGGGCAGCCTCTTATGAACTGGTGCTGCGGTAACGCGAAGATCGAACCGAAAGGGAACGCCGTGATCATCACGAAGCAGGCCGCGGGGACCGCGAAGATCGATCCGTTGCTCGCGCTCTTCAACGCGATCGCGCTGATGTCGCTGAATCCGGACTCGCAGGATATTTCCGCATCGCTCGCCGATCCGATCCTCGCATGAGGAATATCAGCTTCTGGCAGCGCCTGCTGTCGGTGAAGGCTGCGCTGCAGGATTGGCTTGGCACTCCGATCACGCTGAAGGACCACGGCTTCTGGAGAGATCTGTTCCATAACATCGGGGGAAATTTCCTCGGGAAGCGCGTCACCGTCGACAACGCGCTGCAGCTCGCGACGGTTTGGGCGTGCGTCAGGCTGATTGCCGAGACGCTGGCGTCGCTGCCGCTAGGGTTCTACCAGCGGAACGAAGACGGCTCGCGCACGGCCGCGACCAGGCACAACCTCTACAACCTGCTGCACAACCAGCCGAACGCCGACATGACGGCGGTCGTGTTCTGGGAGGTCGTGGTTGCGTCGCTGCTGCTATGGGGCAACGCCTACATCGAGATCATACGCAGCGGGAAGACGGTCATCGCGCTTGGCTTCCTCCTGCCGTGGCGAATGAAGCCGCCCAGGCGGCTGCCGAATGGCGAGCTCGAGTATCGCTACACGGACGACAACGGCGCCGAGCGGGTGATCGCCGGCGCGGACATCATGCACATCACGGCGTTTTCACTTGACGGGATTTGCGGGATCTCGCCGGTGTCGTACGGGGCCAACGTTCTCGGGACGTCGATCGCGACGGACAAGGCGAGCGCCGAGACTTTCCGCGATGCCATGCGCTCGCCCGGGATCATCACCGTCACCTCAGTGCTGAAGAACGACCAGCGCGAGCAGATCCGCGCGCACGTCAAGAAGGTCGCAGACGAGGGCGGCGTCTACGTGCTCGAGAAGGGCGCCGGGTTCGAGAAGCTGAAGTTCAACCCGGTCGACGCCGAGCTCCTGGCCAGCCGCGCATGGAACGTCGAAGAGATCTGCCGCTGGTTCGGCCTCGATCCTGCGATGGTCGGCCACGGCGGCAAGGACTCGAACTGGGGCACCGGCCTCGAGCAGAAGATGCTTTGGTTCCTGGTCTTCGCGCTGCGCAAGTGGTGTGTGCGGATCGAGCAGGCGGTGCGCAAGAACCTGCTGACGCCGGTCGAGCGGCTAACGTTCTTCGCCGAGTTCAACATGGAAGGGCTGCTGCGCGGTGATTCGGAGGCGCGCCAGTCCTTCTACGCGTCGGCTGCGCAGAACGGATGGAAGACCCGCAACGAGATCCGGCGGCTCGAGAACGACCCGCCAATGCCTGGCGGCGATGTCCTCACAGTGCAGTCGAACCTGGTGCCGCTCGATCAGCTGGGCAAGGTGCCGGCGGCGTCTGATACCAGTGCGCGAGACGCGCTTCTAGCGTGGCTCGGAATCGAAACCGTGTCGGCCGACAACTCGAAGGAGCAGCGATGAGCAAGCGAACCATGCCGCAGCCGCAGATGAAGAAGATCGAGCGCCCCAACGGCCTGCGCTGGGACGTCATGCCGAAGGCGTTCGAGCGCTGGTCGCCCGAGCTCAGGGCGGCCGCGGAGACGGAGAGCACGATCTCCGTGCTCGACCCGATCGGCGTCGATCCCTGGACCGGCGAGGGCGTAACGGCGAAGCGGATCTCGGCCGCACTGCGCGCGATCGGCGCCGATAAGCCGGTCACCGTCAACGTCAATTCGCCCGGCGGCGATCTCTTCGAAGGCCTCGCGATCTACAACCTGCTGCGCGAGCACAAGGGCAAGGTGACGGTGAAGGTGCTTGGCGTCGCGGCCTCGGCAGCCTCGATCGTCGCGATGGCCGGCGACGAGGTGCAGATCGCTCGAGCTGGGTTCCTCATGATCCACAACACCTGGGTCATCGCGATGGGCAACCGGAACGATCTGCGCGAGGTCGCCGACTTCCTCGAGCCGTTCGACTCGGCGATGGCCGACATCTACGCGGCGCGCGCCGAGCTCGACATCAAGGCCGTGCAGAAGATGATGGACGCCGAGACCTGGATCGGCGGCGCGGCCGCGGTCGACCAGGGTTTCGCCGACGGCTTCCTCGCGTCTGACGAGGTGAAGAAGGACGAGAAGGCGAAGACACAGGAACGTGCGGCGGCGCATTCGATCGACGTCGCACTAGCGAAGGCAGGCATGCCGCGAAGCGAGCGGCGCGCACTGCTTCAAGATTTCAAGGCCGGCACGCTTAGCGCTGCCGGAGTCAGCACGCCTGGCGCTGCTGACGGCGGTACGCCTGGCGCTGCCGATGTAGCGGAGTACCTGAACACCATCGGACAACTTTCTTTGGAGAAAACATGAAAAGCATCAAGACGTATGTGCAGGAAAACCAGGTGCGGCTGCTAGTCGCCGCCCTGATCGGCGTGGCGCTCGCCTTTGGCGTCGTGGATCCTTCGATGGCCCTGGCGGGCGGCATCATGCTGGACACCGCGCCGGATCTGAAGACGATCGCCGAGGAGACGAAGAAGGCCCTCGCCAAGATCAGCGATGAAGTCAAGGAAATGGGCGAGAAGGCCCTGGCGACAGCGAAGAAGACCGGCGACATGGCGGCCGAGCTTAAGCCCAAAGTCGACGAGATCCTGGTCAAGCAAGGCGAGCTGCAGGCCCGCCTCCAGGAAGCCGAGCAGAAGCTCGCGCAGCGCGCTTCCGACGAGAAGAAGATCGTCAAGACCCTCGGCGCGCGCGTGGTCGAGTCGCCAGAATACAAGGCCTGGCTCGAAGCCGGCGGCATGCGTTCCGTGCAGTCTGGCTTCCTCTACATGGTAAAGGCCGAGCTCACGAGCATCCCGACCACGGACACGACCACGGTCGGCGTCCGACCGGATGAGCAGCCGCTCGTTCCTGGAACGCAGCAGCGGCTGACGGTGCGCGACCTGATCATGCCGGGCCGGACGGGATCGAACATGATCTCGTACGTCAGGGAGACCGGTTTTACGAACAACGCTGCGCCGGTCTCGGAAGCAACGACGCGCAAGCCCGAGTCGTCCATCGTGTACGAGTGGGTTCAGTCGCCCGTCGCGACGATTGCACACTTCATCAAGGCGTCGAAGCAGATCCTCGACGACTTCCTGCAGCTGCAGTCGAACATCGACGGTCGCCTGCGCTACGGCGTGAAGCTGATCGAGGAAGGGCAGCTCCTGAAGGGCTCGGGATCAGGCAACAACCTGAACGGCATCTACACCCAGGCGACGGCGTACTCGGCGCCGATCGTCGTGGCGTCGGCGAACAAGATCGACACGCTGCGCTTGATGCTGCTGCAGGCAGAGCTCGCCCAGTATCCGGCGACGGGAATCGTGCTGCATCCGTCCGACTGGGCGGCGATCGAGCTCACGAAGGACAACACCGGCCAGTACATCTTTGCCAATCCGCAGAGCTTGGCTCAGCCCGCATTGTGGGGCCGCCCGGTTGTGCCGACGCAATCGATGACGCAGGACACGGCACTCGTCGGGGCGTTCAGAGCTGGCGCCCAAGTGTTCGACCGCGAGGAAGTGAACGTCGTAATTGCCACGCAGAACGAAGATGACTTCGTGAGGAATATGATCACGATCAGAGCCGAGGAGAGAGTGGCTCTCGCCGTGTATCGACCCGAGGCGTTCATCAAAAATGCCAACTTGCCGAGCACGTAACACGCAGTAAAATAGGCGAAGCCCCGACAGATCATCACATCTGCCGGGGCCTCTAACCACCAACGAATGGAGCTTCGTCAAATGGCTGGTGCCGATTCTAAGGCTGCGCGAGCCGCATACCTGAAGGCGTGGCGGGAAGCGCACAAAGAAGAGTTGAAGGCCTACGCGGCGGCGTACTACGTTGCCAACAAAGCGCGCATGAACGCTGAAGCTGCGGCGCGCTACCGTGCAGATTCAGATTCGTACAAGCAACGCGCTCGCGACTGGAAAGAAAGAAATCCGGAGCGCTTCAAGGCGCTGCGAGCCAAGGAACGCGCCGTCAATCGAGACAAGATCAGAGAGATTAGCAGGCGCGATTGGCAGAAGCACAATGTGAAACGAAGGGCGGCGAAAGCGGCGCACCGCGCTCGGTTCCCCGAGTTGGCGGCGCACTACTGCAGATTGCGGCAGACGCGACAGCAGCGCGCGACGCCGTCATGGGCGAACTTGGAAGCGATCAAAGCGGTCTACCGGCGGGCCGCCGAGTTGAGCAGGCAGACCGGGCAGAAGTGGCACGTTGATCACGAGATACCGCTCAAGCATCCGCTGGTTTGCGGGCTGCACAATGAATTCAACCTACGAGTGATTCCGGCAACGGTCAATCAGTCGAAGGGAAACAGACTTCTGGAAGGGCAGGTTCACGACCTGCAGGCTGGCCCAGTGAGCCAGTAAAACGACGCCGGAAGGCGTCACCTATTCAACAGGGCCCGATTCGTCGGGCCTTTGCTTTGTTGGAGGACATCCATGCAAGTTGAGTGTCTCCCGCTCACGAGCTTTGTGCACGATCGCATCGATGCGCACCAGGGCCGGAAGGTGATGATCGACAGCAACACGGCTGCAGCGCTCGAGAAGCGCGGCTTCGTGCGGATCGTCGATCGACGAGTCGACCAGGCGTTGTCCATTGGCGCTGGCGCCGCGGTGGTTGCGGGAGAAGCGGGAAAAGTACCGGACGATGGGCTGGGTCGACCGTCGTCTGCATCGCAAGTGGCCCAAGCCTCACCGATCACGACGTCGCGCTCGTCAGGGCGTGGACGCGAAAGGCACCGCAGGACCGCCACGTAGTCGTCGTAGGAACGACGTTCCGCAAGGCGCTATGGGCCGATGTGCTCTTCGCCGCGGATCCGCAATGGTGGGCGGTGTATGGCGACGAGGCGCTGGACACGTTCGCCGGAGAATTGTGGGCGGCCGCTGACATCGGCGGCGCGCTCGGCGCGAAATGGGGCACGGTATCCGCCCGCGTTCGCAGGAAGCTGAACTTCATTGAGGTCGTCGAGGGTGCCGGCCTTTGCACGAAGCCAGGGCGCGCGCACTTCGGCAAGAACAGCGGCTACATGGCGCTCGGCCTGGTGTATCACTGGGGCTGCGCGCGGGACATCCTGCTCGGCTACGACATGCAGCGCGGTCCGAAGAACGAGAGCCACTTCCACGGGGATCACGAGGGCGGGCTCCCGAACCTGGGCACGATGCACGAGTGGGCGCGGCTCATGAACGAGCTCGCCCAGGATCTGCGAGCGCATCGCGTGCGCGTCATCAACGCGACGCGTCGCACGGCGCTGACGTGCTTCGAGCAGCTGCCGCTCGAGAAAGCGCTCGATCCAGGCAAGGCACCGCTCGTGCTGCACGGCATGTCCGGGATGGGTGACAACCTGCACCAGCGCGCGGTGGTCCGCGAGCTCATGCGCAGGCACGAGGTCTGGCTGAAGACTCCATGGCCGCAGATCTACCACGACATGCCGCAGCTGCACCTGCTGCCGATCTCGTCGACCCTGCGGACGCAGGCGAAGAACGAGGTACGGTCCGCGGAGCTCTATCGCGGCGGCAGAGCGCCGTCGGGGACGCCGGAGCTCAGGCCGAGCTACTCACCGGAGAAGGTGAAGGCGGCGGGCTCGGTGCTAGGCGCTATGTCCGAAGTGTGCGGCGTTCGGGTAGGCGACTTCCGGATGCCGGTGCCGCAGGCCTGGCGCAGGAAGGCGGATCAGCTCTTTCGGACGAAGCGCCCGATCTTGGTCTACAGGCCGCTCGTGGCGCGCAAGGAATGGGGCGGGGCGACGACCCGCAACCCGGATCCAGCGTCGTACGTTGAGATCCTGCGCGCGATCCGCAAGCGCTTCTTCGTCGTGTCTGTCGCGGATCTCGTGCCTGGCGTCGAATGGACAGTCGGGCCGCAGCTCGAGGCGGACGTCGCGTATCACGCCGGCGAGCTCGACTTCGAGGTGCTGACCGGGCTCTTCGATCGAGCGGCGCTCGTGTTCTCGGCGCCTGGCTTCGCGGTGCTGCTCGCGCAGGCCGTGGGCACGCCGGCGATCACCGTCTTCGGCGGGTACGAGGATGCGAAGTCGTTCTCCGCCGGCGCACGGGTCACGCCGTGGCTGCCGATCGAGCCGATCAGCCCATGCCCGTGCTGGAGCCACACGCATGCGTGCCGCAAGGCGATCGACATGCCGCGCGCGATAACCGCAGTCAGGAGATTTCTCGATGGGATTGGCGCAACCGAAGACGAGCAGGCAGACGATCAGCATCGACGCGCCGCCGGCGAAGCTGCCTGAGTTCCCGCCGCGGTTCTTCAACCCGGGAGAGCTCGATCGCCTGGTCGCCCTGGTCGCGAGCGTCAGCCCGCGGACGATGATCGAGTTCGGCTGCAACGAGGGCCGCGCGGCCGCGACGCTGCTGCTCAACGTGCCGTCGATCGAGCGCTATGTCGGGATCGACGTGCTGCCCGGTTACGTGACGATCAGGGAGTGCCAGCGAAAAGAGGTGCCGGCGGAGCCAGGCAAGTACGCGCTCGAGGATTCACGCTTTCAGCTGATCGTGCGGCCGCGCGGTGCGTTCGACCTGGCGCCCGATGACCTGCCGCTCGCGGATGTCGCGTTCATCGACGCCGATCATTCGCGCGCCGGCGTGCTGAACGACTACGACCTGGCGAAGGTGGTTGTGCGTAAGGGCGGGATCATCATCTTCCACGACGACAACGGCCTGGGGGCCGTCGAGGTCTCCGAGACGCTGGATGAGCTCGCCGCCTGCGGCGCGCCGATCGTGCACGTCGCAAACACCTGGCTCGCGTTCGAGAGGCAGACGTAGGCAGCAGGGCGGCACAAACCAATGACGAAAAGGAGTTTCACATGAAACTGAAGAAGGTTTTTCATCAGGACAAGCTGGTGCGGAACAAGGAAGGGAAAGTTGTCGACGTAGCTCCTGGCGCCATTGCTGACGTTCGTGTGCTGAGCGCGAAGAAGGTGCAGCACTTCTCGCCAAGCGTCATCGAGCGCGGTGCGGCCGAAGGATGGCTCTCGATGGCAAACGGCCTCATTTCCATCGGCAAGGGCAAGGACGCCGTCCAATACAGGATAGTCCGCACGCCCGGGTACTACTGCTGCCACGACAACAAGCCCGTCGATGACGGCCCGTCGGCGCTTGAATATATCGCAGCGAACTTCAAGGACGTAAAGTCGCCGGACGCGTCTAACCCCGCCGGCTACCGGCGCGACAACTTCTACTATTGCGAGAAGGTGGAGACTTCGGTCAAGCCCGCGCTCGCGGCAATTGCGCTGGCGATCGCGGCGGCCTTCTCGGGACACACGCCGACCGCCGAGTTTGTCGGGCCGATGTTCGTCGGCGCGAATCTCGTATTCAACATCGCGCTAGGCCGCGTTGCTGAGCTCTACAACCGCGTGGATTCGAACGACCCTGCGAACTCGGCGCTGATCGTGATCGTGATCGACGCGAACGGCGACACGGACGCGACGATGCGCGACCGTGACGACATTTCGACGCTGCTCGGTGGCACCGCGAACGAGGTCACGAACACCAACTACGCGCGCAAGACGCTGACCGACTCGGACATCGTCGCGTTCTCTCCTGACGATACGAACGATCGAGTCGATCTCGACATCCCGGACCAGACCTGGACCGCGGTCGCCGCCGGCACGGCGTGGACCGACATCATCATTGCGTACGACAACGACACCACGGGCGGCAACGATACGAACCTGGTGCCGCTCTCGCTGCATGATTTCGCGGTCACGCCCGACGGCAGCGATATTACAGCGCAGATAGCTGCGGCTGGTTTCTACCGCGCGTCGCCTGTTTGATCTAGGAGAGCGACCGTGAACGCGAACGAAAAAGACGCGCTGATCGCAACCGCTGCGGCCTACGTCAAGAACCTCGAGCAGTACCTCGGGTTTCTGGATCGGCAGGTCGCTGACAAGGCAGACGCAGCCGCCGAGCTGGCGATCCAGCGGGCGCGGCTGACATCAGCAGAGCCCTTCGTCGCGGCGCTCGTCGCTGAGCGAGAGGCAATCATCGCCGCCTCCACGACGCAGGAGGACGGGATCTTTCCCGGCGAGACGGTCCCGGTCGTGGCGATCGCGCAAGAGAATTCAAAAGCGCTCGGCGCGATCAACGGGAAACTTGCCCGATTCGAGCAGGAGACGCAACGCGTCGCGGAACTCGAATCGAGGGCTGCGCAATGGGTCGGCTTCGGCAACCTCGCTTTCAAGGATGTGCCCGAGGTGGAAGCCCGCGAGCTGATCGGCGCCATGCTCAAGAGCCGCCGGGCGGTTCTGGAGGCGTTGAAGGCGGCGGAGTAAAGCGCCCATGAGCGACAATATCCAGATCACTGCCGGGTCCGGCACGACGATGGCGGCGGAGGATGTCTCCGCCGTCTACTACCCGCGCGCCAAGCTGGTTGCGGGGAAGGTCGGATCGACCGCGCCGATCGGGCACCTGGAAGACGATGCGCATGTTTCCGCTGACGCCGGGATCATGGCGCTCGCGGTGCGCAGAGACGCGGCGGCGGTTGGCTCAGGGACGGACGGTGATTACTCGACGCTCAACGTCGACGCCTCGGGGCGCATGTGGGTGCGGCCGGCGCCGGTGCAAAAGCGCATCCAGAACACGCCGACGATCTCGACGAGCCCGGCCTACACGTCGGGCGACGTGCTCGGCGGGTTGCAAACGCTGACCGATGCGGCCCGCGAGTCCGGCGGCTCGGGGATCGTTCAGTCGATCACCGTGCTGGACAAGACGCAGGCCCAGCGCGCCGCGATGGACATTCTGTTCTTCGATCAGTCGGTGACGGTTGCGAGCGATAACAACGCTGTCGCGATGAGCGATGGCGACATGGCGAACTGCATCGGCGTCGTCAGCATTGGGCCGTACAACCAAGCATGGCCGGGAACGCCGCTCAACTCGCATTCGACGCTGATTAACGTGGGCCTGCCCTTTATCTGCAACGGTACGGCGAACCTCTATGCCGTGGCGGTTGTGCGCGCGACGCCGACCTACGTCAGCACAACTGACCTCATTTTCAGCTACTCGATCTTGCAAGACTAGCGGCTCATGTCGGTCATCGGGGGACAGAATCCGACCAGCATCGTCTTCGACCAGCTCTTGGGCACCGGCACAAAGCAGACCTCAACTTCGTCGAGCAACATTGCTGTCGTATTCCCCGCCGGAGGCGGCGGACTAATCATCCTCGGCGCTTATGTAGTCGGAGCCGATTGCACTCTGGCGAAGGACGCTGGTGATGGGTGGGTGATTCTCGATGCCGGCTACGACAGCGGGAACGGGTTCGGAGTTTTGGTCGCGGCCCTCCTGGTCGGGAATGTTCCGAGTTCGTTCGCCGGGCTGACGTTGCCGGGGAACGCTGCGTACACATCGCAGACCTTCGGCGTGTTCCTCGGCGCCAATGGCTTGTCGCAAAAAGGCCCTGGGTTCGGTTTTTCAATTATGGGCGCGTGCGGTATGAGAAATACAGGCAACGCATATTTCAGCGATACAGCCTCTAGCACTACGCTTACCACTCCGGGACTAGTTCAGCGCGGCTATCCGCACAATTTCATCGTTGGCGTCGCTGGCTACACGAGCGACGGCGCAAACCCTGTCGAGACCGTGTCAGCGGCGGGGGGCTTTAGTGAGCGCGTCGACGTCGGGCAGAACAGCCCTGCGCACGGCCTTTACATAGTCACGAGGACCTCGCCAGCCATCGAGCAGGGTACGAGCGGACAGTTAGGCGCTGGGAATCACACGATCTCGGCCGCTAGTACCAATCGTTGCGGCATCACCGTGTCGATCCCGGTGATTGCGAACGTGAATGCATCCCGGATGCGTCACCGCCACATGTCCTCGCGCAGGTTCGGATGAGCCTCGTAATCTGGCCGCTGCCGTATGTGCAGAGCGGCGGGCACACGGTCGCGGTCGGTCAGGTCTCCGAGCAGGAATCGGCCCAGGCGATAACCAGAGTCAAGACCCGCGCCATCGGCCAAGTCTCTGAGCAGGACACGGCAAACGCGATGGGTCGCGCAAAGCTCCAGGCCATCGGACAGTCGAGCGAACAGGACGCCGGCCAAGCCATAGCGCGGTTGAAGACCCGGGCGACCGCGCAAGTGAACGAGCAGGATGCTTCGCAGGCCATCGCCCGCTCGAAGAGCGAGACGATTGCGCAGGCCTCGGAGTCCGATTCCGCTCAGGCGATCAGCGCCCGAAAGATACGAGCGATCGCGCAGGCGCTGGAAGAGGACTCAGCCCAGGCGATTGCCTGGAATCCGAAGCGCCGCCTTCTCGGTCAGGCGCTGGAAGCGGATGCGGCTCAGGGTCTATCAGCCAGCAAGGCGCGCACGCTCACCGCCGCCCAGGAACAGGATGCTGCGCAGGCGATCGTGGGCCATAAGACGGCCGCCGTAGGACAGGCGCAGGAAAACGACATCGCCCAAGCGACGAGCCGTTCGAAAGCTCGCACCGCAGCGCAGGCTGCCGAGCAGGACCTAGCCCAGGACGTCGCGCTCTTCCAGCCGGCGCTGGTCAGGCAAGCGTTCGAACAGGATTTCGCCGGATCGACTGCGGCCTCGAAGACGAAGGCAATTGCGCAGGCGGCGGAGACAGACTTCGCGCAGACACTCGTACATGCGAAGCTGCGCGCTCTCGGGATGGCCATCGAGGGTGATATCGCGCAGGCCATACACGCGTTGAAGTTCCATGCGGTGGGCGCAGTCTCGGAGACTGACCAGGCGCGCGCAATCACCGTACGTAAACTCGTCGCGCTTGGCCTTGCAGAAGAAATAGATCTCGCGCAAGACATCGCCGAGCCGCCAGGACACAGGAAGTTGCTCCACCAGGTCCTGGAAGCAGACGAAGCGCAGCTGATCAGGTGGTCTCCGAAGGCGCGGATTATTGCTGCGGCGCTGGAGATCGACCTCGCGCAGGCAATTAAGGTGACGTACAAACTGGCCTCCAGCCGCAGCACGCCGCTCGTGCAGGGTGGACGCAGAGCGAATCAATCCTCGGGTCGCAGGCCCGCGCAACTTTCAACCGGACGGAGACCATGACGCTGAAGATCATCACCGACCCGGCTGCCGAACCGGTGAGCATCGCCGAGGTGATGGCCTGGTCGCGGATCGACTCGAGCAACCAGGAGCCGGCGCCAGGTGTCATCACGGCCGCGCTCGCATCGCCCGCGGCGCCGGGCAATGTCGACAACGGCGCGCACCGGTACCTCGCGACGTTCACGACGGCCGCCGGCGAGACGCAAGCCGGCACGGTGTCGGCCGCGGTGACCGTGGCGAACAAGAGCGTGAACGGCCAGGTGCAGCTCACCGGGATCCCGATCGGCGGCGCCCTGGTGACCGGCCGGAAGCTGTACCGCACGACCGCCGGCGGATCCACGTACCTGCTGCTCGCAACTCTCGCGGACAATACGACGACGGTCTACACGGACACCGTCGCGGACGCAGGCCTCGGCGCCGGCGCGCCGAGCTTGAACACCGCGGGCGATCCGCTGCTCGCGATGCTGATCACCGCGGCGCGCCGCATCGCCGAGCGCGACACCGGGCGCGCGCTGATCACGCAGACCTGGGAGCTCGTGCTGGATGCGTTCCCATGCAGGGAAATCGAGCTCGATCTCCTGCCGGTGCAATCGATCACGTCCGTGAAGTACTACGACGAGAACGGGGACCTGCAGACCGTGGACCCAGCGGAGTACGTCCTCGACACCGAGGCCTTGCTTTCCGGATGGGTGCTGCCTTCTGATGGCAACAGCTGGCCGGCCACTCGCCGCGTGGCGAACGCGGTGGCAGTTCGCTTCGCGGCCGGATACGGCGCCGGCGGATCGAGCGTGCCGGCGGAGATCAGGACCTGGATCTGCGCGCAGGTGGCAGCGGCCTACCGATCGCCCGAGGGGCTGATGGCGGGGAACGCCGTGGCGCTGCCGTTCATCGATCGTCTGCTCGACACCTATCGCCGCCGGGCAATCGTGTGATCCCGGCCCGCGCTCTGCCGACGCACGAGACGCGCGACAAGCGGATCCGCATCGAGTCGCCGTCGAACGCCCAGGACTCGACGAGTGGAAACGTGTCCACCGGCTACACGCACTTCGCGACGGTCTGGGCCGGGATCGAGGACGTCTCCGGCCGCGAGTACGTCGCCGCCGGCGCCACGCAGAATTCGGCCCTGACGCGGATCGGGATCGATTACCTGCGCGGGGTCGTTCCCTCGATGCGGATCGTGCACGACGGCGCGATCTACAACATCGAGGCCGTGCTCGGCCAGGACCACCGGTCGCTGCTGCTGATGTGCAAGAGGCTCACATCGTGATCGGGCTGGAATTCAAGCTGTCCGGCAACATGGAAGCAGGCCTGGACAAGCTGGAAGAGCACGTCAAGGAATCGATGCTGCTCTCCGGCGCCGCGGCGATGGCCAGAGTCTTCTACGACGAAGTGAAGCTGAACACGTCGCCTCCGCGGATGGGCCGCGTCACCGGGAACTTGAACGACGCGGTCTACAGGTTCTACGCGAAGGACCAATCGAGCGACGTCGAGAAGGTCTATCACGTCTCGTGGAACAAGAGCAAAGCGCCTCACGGACACCTGCTCGAGGACGGCACCTCGAGGATGCCGGCGAAGCCGTTCATGCGGCCCGCGTTCGATCGCGCACCGGAAGCGATTCGCGCGGGAAACGATCGAATGGCCGAGCGGTTCGCCGAAGGCCCGAATTTGCAGGTGCTTGAGTGACGGTCGAGACCCTGGTCTATACGGCGCTGAAGGCGCTGGTGAATAACCGCGTCTACCGCGACGTGGCGCCGGAGACCGTGACCGATCTTCCGCGCATCACGTTTCAGCAGGTGGGCGGGCAGGCGACGAATTTCCTCGAGCCGGCCGCGCCATCGAAGAGAAACGAGCGCTTCATGATCCGCTGCTGGGACGATCGCAGGGATGACGTGATGGCGCTCGCCCGCCAGGTGGAAGACACGCTGCGGGCGTACACAGCATTGCAAGCGACCGTTCTCGGTTCTGCCGTCGCGGTCTACGAAGAGGACACGAAGCTCTTCGGCTCGATACAGGATTTCAGCTTCTGGACGTAGTACCCGCCCTCGGGCGGTAGCCGGTCGCGTTCTGCGCGGCCTCTTTTGGGCGCCTTCGGGCGCTCTTTTATTTTGGGAAAAGGAAACGACAATGAAGCTCTACCGCGGCATCAAGCAATTCCTCCGCTCCATCCTCGAGTCCGCGCACGACCGGCTGTTCGGCTTCATGGTCGCGCAAGGGCTCATCCTCCAAGCGGTCTCCATCCCGAACGGCTCAATCCTGGCAATCGCCTCCGGTTACGGCGCAGCCAAGGACATGACCGCGCTCACGAACGCCAATCCCGGCGAGGCTACTCTCGAATCCTCGCATGGCGTGGCCACTGGCGAGATCATCGAAGTCACTTCCGGATGGGCGCGGCTGAATAACCGCATCGTGCGCGCCGGGACCGTGGCAACGAACCAGGTGCCGCTGGAAGGCATCAACACCACCAACACCACGCGCTTCCCGACAGGCTCGGGCATCGGGTCGGTCCGCGAAATCACCGGCTGGACCCAGATCCAGCAGATCCTTAACAGCAGCGGCCAAGGCGGCGAGCAGCAGTTCCTTGAGTATGGCTTCCTGGAATCGCAGGACGATACGCGCGTCCCGACGAGCCGGAGCGCATCCGGCCTCGAGCTGGACATCGCCGACGACCCGACGCTCTTGGGCTACATCGCGGCGGCCGCGGCCGACGACGACGGAGAGCCCCGTG